TTAATCCAAATATTCTCGCCACCCAATACGTTTGGAAAGTTGACCTCGGTCGTAAAGTAATTCGGAACGACCCTGGTGGATCTTTTAGGAGTCGTCTCGGTTCACCAGATATCAAAAAGTATAATCGTACAAACGCTGGTGTGGAAGCAACTATCATTGATTTTGGTTTGTCCTATTGGTCTGAACGCATGCCAAACCCAGAAACGGCCAGTGGTGGATATACTGGTGCGGGTATATATGGAAACCGCCCAGGTACGATTCGCTATGATACACACAGGTTCTTGTATATCATTTACGTTAAGGTGCGACAACCGCAAAATGCTAAGGAGCGAGCTATTAAAAATTTCATCGAAGAACTCATACCAAACAAAAAGTACCTCGAGTTTAACGGACCCTTCACGAGTGGGGGGTATCTCGTTAAAGACACTTGGGCTAAGGAAGAAATTCCCTCCTTCAAAACTATCCTGTCTCACCCATTCTTAACTGGTGAGGAGAAACCAAATAGACCAAAGACTCTCGCGGAGGCTCTTGGAATGATTCCTAAGGCTAAGACTCCCGTGAAGGCTAAGACTCCCGTCAAGGCTAAGACTAAGTCCCCTAGTCCCAAGCTCTCAACTGCAGAAAGGAAGAAGAAGATGAACAACGCGATTAAGAGGGCTGCGGCTGTACTTGCAGCTAACAAGAATAAAGCCAAACCAGCTCAAAGAAGGCCTGGTGTTGTGCGCCCAGTCACCGAGATTAAGACGGCCACTCCTAACGCACCTTACGGGGTGATGTCCCCTTCCAATATAATGAATCTTGCTAGGAAGGTCGAGAGTGGGAGGAAGAAGGCAGCTAACAAGCTGAACGCCAAACTCAAGGAAATCAAGGCCATGAAGGGTAAGACACCCACACCCGTTCGTCTCAAACAACCGTACACTTTCACCGATATAAAGGGTAAGAAGCGTGAATTTGTCAGAAAGTTTGCGTATGACAGGGCTTTGGCTAAGAACAAGGCTGAGAGGGAGAAGGCAAACGAGGCTAACCCAAAGAAGTACACTTTCATTGACGTAAATCGTAAGAAGCGTGAGTATGTGAGAAAGGGTGCATACGAAAAGGCTTTGGCTAAGAATAAGGCTGAGAGGGAAAGGAGGGCACAGCCAACGTGGTCGGATAGGGCTCGAATGAAGAGGGCAGATCGCGGTCAACCTTTTAACATGAAGACACCTCAAAACGTAAGGAACGCCATAAAGGCTGGTAAGAATATGAAATTTGTTCAGGGTCGTTTCAAGACGGTCACACCAAAAGCTAAGACTTTTGTAAACAAGTTTGTAAATGCATTAGATAAAGATGAACTCAACGCACTCAAAAAGAAAGTTTGTCAACCTTAAAAATCCTCTTAGTACCCTCGTCAACTTCAGAGAGTATCTTAAACTTTGGAGTCTTGATGAGTTTCTCACCATTCTTAGTGACGAATGATTTCATCCGTTCAACTTCACCACGGGGCATCTTCCTGGTGTACTTGAGCGCGACCTTTTTGTTTCCGATGTTGAATACAGTCGATGACATTTTAATATTTAGCTATAATAAAATGCAACGTTCGACTATTCTCGTGGCACTGGCTATCGGTGTCGCTCTTTTTCTACTCTACAAGAACACCTCCTCCACCTCCGGGAAATGGACTGTTTACGGAACCATGGGTTGCGGATGGACTCGTAAGCAGTTAGATTACATGAAGAAGACGGGTACGCCTCACACCTTTGTCGATTGTGATAAGGGTGGGTGTGGCGGAATGGGTGCTTTCCCTACCCTCAAGAGTCCCAATGGTAAGAAGGTCGTTGGATACACCGAGGTATAAGAATTTATTACTCATACGATGACTGTTTCAACGTATCAATAATGAATTATTGATGACCTGGTGAATAACTATTTAGATACCACGGACGACCTGGAGAGAGATGGAAAGGATGAACGCGTCCAGAAGGGTGGAGATGGGCTTGAGGACGGAGATGTGCTTGGAAAGAGAGCGGTTCCAAACGAGACGAAGGATGAAGGTGCTGATGAGAATGTTGAGCACGAAGATGAGAATCTCGGTGATCATCTCGGAGCGAGACTTGGACTTGGTAACCTCTTGAAGCATTTTATTACATACGGATATTTTTTTCTAGATACATTACAAATGAGACCCCTCCCCCTGAGTGGTTCAGAAAATAGGTTCACAAACAGGCGATGGGGAACTCCGAAGGGGATCGGGAACAACAACTGTTACGCCTATGCTGTGGGAGATTACGAATCGTACCGGTGGCAAAAGTCCATCCCAGGTGATCGTTCCGGTCTCTCCAATGGTCACCACACGTATACACACTGTAAGGGACTTCCCGGACGCGTTATTTCGGACAACCCAAAGAAGGTCTATAGGGCGAACGCCACTGATAAGTGTAAAAAGGGGTACTTCAAGGTCATGATGTTCGTTTCTCCTGGGAGACCGATGAACTACATTCGCCAGGGAGATTTCCACTTTTACAAACAACACGGTGTAGTCGAGTATAAGATCAAGCCTGGGGATACGATCGCTCGGGTTGCCAAATTTTTCAAGGTACCAGAGTCACGGATAAAGAGGGCTGGTCAGTTTAAGGTCGGTAAGCGTATTATTTTCAAGGCTAACGTTTTCAGTCACAAGCGGGGCTGGGCGACAGGTCCACTTCTCACTGATGCTAAAGGTAAAGCCATCACTGACCCTCGTAAAGCGTCGAGGGATTATCCAGGTCTCAACTACGAAAAGTACTGTTCATCCTTCTGCGTCAAGGATCGTGGGATCAAAGTCGGTAAGACTCACCCCAAGGTCCGCAAGAATACTATCTAGATCCGGTGTATCTTCTACGTCAAAGGTAATATCAAAGGTGTCGAGTACCTGGAACACAGATTCCTCGTTTAAAGTGACCGAGTTTGCAACCGCCGTATAATTGTTTCGTATCGTGACGATGATGTTAAACTGGGAAACATCGAAAACTTTCCTACACGTTGGGCACGTATTCTTACCTTGATTCTTCCATTCCTGTAGACAGTGGGAATGAAACATATGTCCACATCGAAGTGCGGGATTGACCCTCGTACACCTGACTTCATTTAGACATATGGCACATGTCGACATTCTACAAGAAGGTTTTAAGTTTTTTTCATGGATTTTTCTCACCTAGTAAATATCGGGAACCTTGAGAAGAGGGTTGTCACAGGTGTTGCAGTTACCCTTACCTTGCTCCTTCTCTTGGATCTTAGTGAAGAGCTGGGGACCCTGCTTCTGGAGAAGCTGACGGTACGAATAGTTGTCCTCGAAAGAGATGCCATTCTGCTTCATGACATAGTTGTTAAAGAGCTGGGCTGAGGTGTTTACGGTAAAGCACCTCCCATCGGCCATACCAAGTCGCTGGGACATTTTGTTACTATAACATTAGAATTTAATTTGCCTGTTCGTGATGGTTCTCATCCAAGATTGAAAACCTTTACCCTTGAGAAGTTTGACAAAGGGGTCACACTTGTATCCCAAAAATGTATCGAACACATCAGTGTCCTCTGTCGGAGACACGCGAATTTCGGGGTTCTCGTTGATGTGTTGGTTAATGATGTTGTAGGCAAAGGCAATCTCCTTGAGGGTCTCGGCTCCGGTGATGATGATTTTTCCTGTGGAGAAGATGCTACAGGTGATTTCTTTCATATCTTCGGAGGGTTTGAACTTGATTTTGACTGCGGAGTATCGGTCTGGTTCGAAAGACACTTTGAAAATGTCGTTGTACTGCTCGAACCAATCGGCGACCTTCATGAGGTTGATGTTGTAGTTGAGGCTGAAGTTGGAGTTGATCATGACCACACGGAACGAATCGATGGGAACGTTCACCTTCAAACCCAAAAAGGTTTTGAAAATGTGGACCAATTGCGTGATGATGCGTTTACAGTCGAAAAGGTCACAGCACCCGGCGACTTGAATGCTTCCGTTGGGAAACACTTTCACGGATTTGGTGCTGTACGTGTCGTTGTAGGTGAGCGTGACCTGGTTGTAAAAGGTCGTAGGCTTGAGTTTCCATTCGAAACCGTCGGTTTGCGTACCGGAACGACGCATTTTATACGAACCGATTTGCTCGAATAAAGCTCGAAGTCGCTTTATATCGATGTCTTGGATAAAGCTCGAAACCATGGTGATGGTCGTAATTTTGACCCACGAAGGTCGGGTCTCATCGGGAAGAGCCTTTCGTATCTCATCGAGAGTCAAGAGATACGAAAAGCTATTGTTAGCAATCACAGAATACATTTTTGAACATAAAAAGTATTTTAAAGAAGCTCGACTTAGGTGTCCGTTTAAGGAATTTGGTACTTGAAGCTAACCGGAGCTGGAGTATTTTCGTCGGCCCTACCCTTCGAGGTCGTCAATACTTCTTTACCGTTTTCCTTAATCGTCCATCCCGGGACGTACTTAGGCCTGAAATAATCAATTTTGAACTTCTTGACCTTGGTGGAAGTGGTCACCGTAAATACCTTTGTACCAACCTCAGCCTGACCCGCTTTCCACGCGGACCACGATACATCTTTATACTCTCCATCCGCGGGTTCGGGATCGATCATACCGTAGTTATCACCTTCACATTCATATCCCCCTTCCTTACTGTTGCACTTAGCCCACTCGGGTTCTTCATGAATCGTGAGTTGCTCTGGTGTAACTCGAACATCATCAGCTTCGATATCGGTGATGTGAATGTTAAAATCCTTGGTGCGATACGGTTGTTCCGCGACGATGAAATCGTACACGTACTCAGTGGGCTGGATAGGGGTGGAGGTCGTGGATTCTTCCGGGGTTTCGCTCCCACCCATAGCACCGGCTAATAGACTGGAGGAAATGCAACACATACTGAGAAGACCGACACCTGCTAACATAGGTACCGCGTTGGCCATTTTCTTTATAATACTTAGAGATAAAAGTTTAGATAAAGATAATGACATCGTTCATAAAGTCTGCCAAGCATGTCATAGATGTTGAATCTGATCTTTCATACGTTGAGATAGTCTACGACAGATACTTTCGTGGTAAGGGGTACTCCACTTTTACGGATTACATAAACACCGAACCCCTCGCGGACTGGGTATCTCTAGATTCGGCCACCAATTCTATCCCGTACGACAAGTTTCTCGACACCATGGTCAAGAGTACGTTCGAGGTCCAACAGCGCATGGCAGAGCTTCTACTCGAGAGGATACTCAGTCTTAAGCAAAGTAACCGTGTTTACGTTCGCATCGTACACGGCATAAAAATTCTCGACCCAACATTCCAACCACCTCGAGTAAATATGGAGAGTGCTTGGCAGATGGACTTTATTCGAAAGTTCTGCAAAAAGGTTGTACCGAATATCATTCAGGAATGTACACAGGTATCCCGACTCAGGTACTTCTCTAACGTCTTAAAATTAATAGAACTAGGACAATAATAAGAGCGATGAGTATCCAACGCCAAGGGATCTTCCGGTTGGAAACCCCAATCTTTACCTTATTCTTAGGCTTTCCACACGAGAGACCGTAATCAATGTTACGACGTGGGTGGATCGTCTTATCTAACTTACACGGAGTCCTCTCATCCTCACAAAGAGCTAAATCACAGAATACACTTTTCGTGGGTTCGGGAATACCCTTGCTCGGAGGAATTTCCTGAAAATCCTGAAAATCACCCGTCTGTCTCACACCTCCTGGAAGGGAAAAATCGTGTAGGACAAAGGGGTTGATGTCATCAATAGCAGCCGCATCATTGAGCATAAACGTACTCATCTTGATATTACTTCAGATTATATTTTTTATCAGCCATCTTAGACCTATGTTCCTCCCACATCTTGTCCAGATCGACGTTTAGCATATGCGCGAGCTGAAAGAGGTAACTAAATACATCACCCATTTCCATCATGACGTCTGTACCCCTTTCCTTTTTCAGGTTCGTCTTCTTATAGGTTTTCTTGTACTGCCGAATGGCCGACGCGAGCTCTCCAACCTCTTCGGTCAGGAGAAGCCACACGGTATCTATGGCTGCACGATCCCATCCCTTCAACTTACATACTCGTTCCGTCTCAGCCTTGTAATAGTTTAAACTCATACTTATTGAGTAAACGTATTCAAACTTTAATAGTCTTAATTCAGGCCAATCTTATCATTGTACTCGATCTTGTTTCCGGTGGTACTGGTGTTTATAGGCCTATCCATAGGAGTGCTGATGGTATCGATATCCTTGGCATAGGCGATATATTGAGACACACCAGTCTGTATCTGGGTAAGGGCGGTCTCGATGACTCGGGTGTTCATAGCCTTTACCTGTTCGTTCACGTTGGTGTGATGATCGCCGGAGTTGTTGATGAACACGACACGCATGATACCGTAGAGGTCATCGGGGTTTTGATAATCGATGGCGATGCCAGTCTTATTCTTGAAGGCCTGGCGAATACCCCTCTGAAGAAGATTCTTGTTGAACTCGGAAAAAAACAGAGTGTTCAGTGGAGTCTCACACTGCTTGAGGGAATTGAGGTGGAGGTTATCACACATTTAATATAGTCGCCGAAAAAAATTGTGTGTAGATATTAAATGTTAAACATGGCTGACTTCAACGAGGCCTATGATACGAAGATCAAGAATGTCGAGCCGATCCCATGCGAGGCCCCAGAGTGCTTCGTCGGTTCTTACCCCCCTGTGGCCAAGCCCGGGAAGGAGGGTCCCTTTTTCGTCAACACGCATCTCATGCACCCCACGCGGAAGTTTGAGACCGTTGGAACCGTTTCTGTGCGAAGCAAGGATCTCAAGTGTGACAAGTAAGTTAAAAATAAAAATTGAACAAATTGTATATGAGGGTTGTTAAACGCTCAGGTCGTGTTGAGGATATGCGCTTCGATAACGTCACCAACAGGATCAAGAATTTAACGTATGGACTTTCCGAAAATTGTGATTCTTCCAAGGTTGCTCAACAGGTTTTTTCTTCGATGTACGATAACATCACCACTCAAGAGATTGACATTTTGTCGGCAGAGATTTGTATCGGTATGATTACTTCAGACCCCGATTACGAGATTCTCGCTACTCGAATTGTGGCGAGTAACATTCATAAGATTTGCCCGAACAACTTTCACTTAGCTATGCGAAAGCTTCAAAAGGCTGATGTCATCACCGATGAAGTGGTCGAAGTTGCGCAGCAGGTCAAGGATCACATCAAGACGGACCGCGATTTTGATTTTGGATATTTCGGTCTTAAAACCCTAGAGAAAAGTTACCTTCAACGGGTAAACGGAAAGCTCATCGAAACACCTCAGTACATGTTTATGCGCGTCGCCATAGGCATTCATGGTAAGGACGTCCCAGCCGTTCTCGAAACCTACGACAAAATGTCCCAAGGCTATTTCATTCATGCGACACCGACCCTATTTAATGCGGGTACCCCAAGACCCCAAATGTCGTCGTGCTTCCTAATTGCAAACAAAGCTGATAGTATCGATGGCATTTACGGAACTTTGACGGAGTGTGCCCAAATTAGTAAGTGGGCCGGTGGGATTGGGATGCACATCCACGATATCCGTGCGAATAAGTCTCACATTAGAGGGACAAACGGTCAATCGGATGGTATCATCCCAATGCTGAGGGTCTTCAACGCGACGGCTCGATACGTGAACCAGGCTGGTCGACGTAAGGGGTCAATCGCGGTCTACCTCGAGCCATGGCACGCAGATATCATGGACTTTTTGGAGTTGCGTCTCAACCAAGGCGATGAGGAAGCACGCTGTAGGGATCTTTTCTCGGCGATGTGGATTCCCGACCTGTTCATGAAGCGTGTGGAAGAGGGTGGGAACTGGTCTCTCTTCTGTCCGGACAAGGCAAAGGGTCTCTCCGACGTCTATGGGAAGGAATTTGAAGAGTTGTATACCAAGTACGAAGAGGAGGGTCTCGCCAACGCGACCGTTCCGGCGACTGACGTTTGGAAGGCTATCCTGAAGTCTCAAACTGAGACTGGAACTCCATACATGCTGTATAAGGATGCGTGTAACGAGAAGAGTAACCAAAAGAATTTGGGTGTGATTAAGAGTTCAAACTTGTGTACGGAGATTTTGGAGTACACCGACAAGGACGAGACATCTGTGTGTAACCTGGCGTCCATCGCTCTTCCCAAGTATGTGAATAGGGAGACAAAGACTTTTGATTTCGAGAAGCTTCGTGAAGTCACTAAGACCGTGACAAAGAACCTCAACCGCGTCATCGATCGCAACTTCTACCCTGTCGAGACAGCGCGTCGCTCCAACATGAAGCATCGCCCCATTGGCCTCGGTGTCCAGGGACTCGCGGATGTATTCATCCTATGTGGTCTCCCCTTCGATTGCGAGGATTCACGTACACTCAACGCACACATCTTCGAGACGATGTACCATGCAGCTCTCGAGGCATCGTCCGAGCTCGCTGAAGTTGATGGTACGTACGAGAGTTTTGAGGGTTCTCCAGCCTCTCAAGGTATTCTTCAGCCGGACATGTGGGAAGGAGTCGCGAAGTTCAGTGGACGATACGACTGGGATGCCATGCGCGAGCGCGTGAAGACGAAGGGTCTTCGTAACTCTCTACTGATGGCACCCATGCCCACGGCCTCTACGGCACAGATTCTAGGTAATAACGAATGCTTCGAACCCTACACGACCAACATTTACCTGAGACGTACACTCGCGGGTGAATTTGTCGTGGTCAATAAGCACCTCGTCGAGGACCTGAAACGCGTGGGTCTGTGGTCTAAGGAGATGAAGGACCTCATGGTGAAGGCGGGTGGGTCTATCCAAAACATCGTGGATATTCCCGAGGACATCAAGAAGCTGTACAAAACCGTGTGGGAAATCAGTCAGAAATGTATCATCGATATGGCAGCGGACCGGGGTCGTTTTATCGACCAGAGTCAGTCTATGAATCTGTTCATGGAGAGTCCGACCCTTTCGAAGCTGAGCTCCATGCACATGTATGCTTGGAAGGCGGGTCTCAAGACGGGTATGTATTATTTGAGATCTAAGGCGAAGGCTCGTCCAATCCAGTTTAGTCTTGAACCAGAGTGTGTGGCATGCTCAGCTTAAAGTTTTGAATCTAAAAGCTAATTAGAAGTCATGGACAAAGCTATCGAAAACGTTCAGATAAACGAATATAATAACAGAAAAATTGTCATCACTACAAAACAGGGCACTCCGTTCCGTGTCCAGTTCCCTCGTATGTACATGCCTTTCGGGGTATCCGGTTTCACCCCTGAGATTGGCCCCACGAAGTACAACATCGATTTTGCCATCAAAGGGTACGACGAGGAGGACAGTTACATGAAAAAATTTTATGAATCTGTTCGTAAGCTTGAAGGTTTAATCATCGATGAAGTTGTGAAGCAGAGTGAAACTATTTTCGGTGCACCCATGACGAAAGAGGAGCTTCTCCCCATGTTTAACTCGAACGTCAAAGAAGCTACTGATAGGGAGCCAAAGTTTAGGATTAAGGTTGACACGACCATGGACGAACAAATCAAGGCGAACGTCTTTGACGCAGACAAAAATCCTCTACGGGATGGGGCGACTAACGGTCTCTATGCAAGAAATAGTGGACATGCTATCGCTGAGCTTAACAGTGTCTACTTCTTGAACAGAAAGTTCGGTTGTACTTGGAAATTACATCAACTAATCGTATACGAGCCACAAAATTTAAAAGGATTTCAATTTAAGCTTTAGACTTACTCATCAGTAAAATACTATAAATAGCCTGAGCCTCCTTAAGCAGTTTACCCTGAACCTTGGTATACTTCTTTGGGTCCAGACCTAGTTTAATCTTAGCTATCTTAACAGATTCTGACCATTGAGCGAGTGTCATCTCTTACTTACTATCCTTGATTATTTTTTTGTAGGACTTGCTACCCTTCGCGGGAACGAGACAGAAAGAATCCTTCTTCTTCGCTGCGTCGATGAAAGCTTGGAACTTGGGGTTGCTCTTGAGGGCCTTCTTGGACGCCTTGCTCGCAGCCTTGGAGACGATGCGGCCATCCTTCATCATAAGATCCTTCTTCACGAGACCACCGGAGGTCTTGTCAGCGGTACCGTGGAAAACTTCAGCGCGGGAACCAACAGTCATTTATATTAAGCGCGGAAAATTTTCTTGATATCGAGGATTGAAATTTTAGCAGACGTCCTGTTCACGGGGATTTGCGTCTTGACTCGTTCATCGTTGAGGACTTCCGAACACACCAAGGATTTGTGACCTTGAAGCGCCATCATTTCTTCCTCCACACTGATGAAGCGGTTACACTCCTTATAGACCAATTTTTTCACGTGGACGGTTTGGGTTTGACCGGTACGATGACTCCGACCGATGGCTTGAAGTTCTGTCGCGGGGTTCCAAGCGGGTGCCGTGATATACACGCGCGTCGCCTCTTGAAGGTTGAGACCTTGACCACCACTCTTGATCTGGATGATGAAGACTGCACCACCCTCAACCCTCTTGAACCCTTCAATTTGTCGAACCCTCTCGTCCCTCGAGACAGACCCGTCGATCCTGAACACGGGACAGTCGAGTTGAGACTGAATGTAATTCATCTCACCCCTGAACTGACAAAAGACCAGCGACTTCTCGGTTGGATGCTCCTTCAGTAATCTGAAAAGGGTTTCCATTTTGTTTGAACGACCCTTCCACACTTCCGGCTTCGTCTCGTTTTGAGCGGCAACCCCGTTCAGGTACATCTGTGGCCAGATCATACACTGTCTCGCTCGCAATAGGCACTCCAAGATGACCATGTTTTTCGAGTTGAGACTCTGGGCGTGCCTGAATGCCTCTTGAATGATACCCTGCGCTTCTAGGAATACACACTCGTAAAGCGCCTTCTCTTCTGGAAACATGTCCAGCTCCACATTCTCGAAATGACACGGGGGGAGGGTGAGACGGTCATTGATCTTAGCGAGATCTTCTTTGGTCCTTCGAAGAATGTAGATATCCTTGATTTCTTTGGTTCGCCCTTGAACAAAGTTTTTGGGAACACCCAAAAAAGTACACAGATTCACAAAGTCATTCATCGAATTGAAGACGGGTGTACCAGTCACCAACCACTTGATTTCCGTTCTGAGTTCACACACACTTTTGAACGTCTTGCTCTGTTTGTTCCTGATTTCATGAGCCTCGTCAAGAATGACGCGGTCCCACGATACATGGTGAAGCGGTGTCGTGTCAGACAGAAGCGTGTACGGTGCGATAGTCACCTTCGCGTGTTTATTGATAGTCCGCTTGGGTCCATCGTACACGTGCACGCTGACTTGGGGTGCGAACTTGTTGAGCTCGTCGCGCCATTGCATGATAATGGATTTGGGTACGATGATGAGTGTGCGATCCCGTGGATTCCCGAGCATCACAGAAATCAGTTGCACAGTCTTACCCAGACCCATTTCGTCACAAAGAAATCCTCCTTTTGGTCCGGAGGTCTGTCCCTCCATTCCGAGCATCCATCTCACACCGTCTCTTTGGTAGGGTGCAAAGAGACGGCCTTTGAGACTAGCCGTAGCCAACGCGTATTGTTCGTTAATCATCCTCGTAAGGATCTTCGTCTGAGAGTGCCTGAATCTCACACTTGACTGGTTCGGGTTCTTTTTTCTTACGAGTCTTCTTCAACTTAGGTTTCGGAAGTTCATCTACGTGTTCCCTAAAGTAGAGAACCTTGTCCCAGAATTCCTTCATGATTGGGAGGTACGTTTTCCACCACTCGGGGTCGCGCTTTACATTAACTACATCAAATTCTTCCGGCAGTGGCCAATTAGTCTCTGCGGGCTTGTATTGGATAAAATCTGCTTCTTCTAGGTCTAAAATCTCCATACAAAGCTGGAGCTGTGGCATGTAATGACCGGGTACTTCCCCAGGGATAATCTTTCGCTGAGGAGGACATTTAATCTCTACCAATTTACCACTTTCACTCACACCATCAGGGCTTCCACCGAGCCAATTATGTACCGGGTGGGGAACGAGACCAATCTCATGAACAACCTCTCCGTGACGCTGTTCGTAAAGGATACGGGCCTCATCCTCATACTTTTCACCGTGCTTCGTTGCCGCGTTACCGGTGAACTTCTCACCAAGACCACATTTCTTAAGAAGTAGATCATCAGGGGTTTGGTAAGGATTTTTACCTATAGCTGTCGCCGCATCGGAGGCGGTCAGCATTTTACCACGGAGGGCGAGCCATTCTTTTGATTTTTGTGGTGCATATACCCTTTCAATTAACGCTTTGACATTAGGGTGCATAATAACTTAACTAAAGTTGTATCTTTTAAGTTCATCTAGAACCTGAAAATACATCTGGGCTGCATTTTGCTCGGCTTGTTTCTTGCTTTTAGCGACCCCTCTCGAACGAAACATATTCTCGATATAGATGTCTATGTAGAAGAGACCTTCGTGATGAGAAACGACGCGGTACTCTGGAAGAGCCCACCCGTTCACTTGGCAATGACGCATGAGATGGTCCTTGTAGTTGTCATCAATCATGATCGAATTAATATCGACGAGTTTCGAATCCTGGTAAATTCTCAAGATGAATTCCTTCGCGTGAATGAGACCAATATCCATGTAGATCGCACCAATCAGGGCTTCGAACACATCCTCCAAAATCTTCGTATTGTTGTTCCACCCGTTTCGCATACCCTTCTCGTCCATGATGACAAGTTCATTGAGACCCAATCCCGCAGCAATTTTAGCGAGTGTTTCACCTCGAACCAGTTTGGTTCGAGCCTTCGTGAGAAAACCTTCTTGACGACTTTCGAAACGGTCAAACAGGAATTTAGTGATGACGAACCCTAATACAGAGTCACCAATAAATTCAAGGGTCTCGAATGATTCCGTGAATTGTTCATACTCCTTTAGAGCAGATTTATGAGTAAAAGCCTTTTGGTACAAATCAAGGTTTTTGATCTTTGTACCAACAAGTTGTTCAGCCCTTTCTTTTGTAAGGAAGTTGACCATGTTGTTATTTAATGTATGTGTTTATTTTTTAAGCCTTCTCCTCCTCCTTCTTGACGTAGTGAGGAGAGAGGTACTTCTGGAGGTTAAGGTAGGTTACCTGAACGTCCGCGGGGGGAGCGAGGAGATCGCGGAGCTTGTCGTCGAGGATAATCTGGCGACCGTTCTCGGGGTGCTTAAGACCCTGCTCGGTGATGTACTTGTTGATAAACTTGGTAACCTCGGAACGAGAAATGAGCTCGCCTTCGGGAAGTCCAAGAAACTCGCGCAACTTAGGTGTCACATCCTGCTTACGGTTGAATCCGTTGTTCTCGGCGCGCTTCTTCGCCTTCTCACCGTTGGGATCCTCCTGGGTGTTCTTAATCTTGCGGATGAGCTTGGTGAGAGTCTTTACGTCGTTGCGGAGAGCGGCAAGTTCGGTCTGAATGGTTTCAAGAGACATTATATCTTTCTTACGGACCTAATCTTTAAGTCGATGTAAAGTAGACCAAAAAGAACCGTGATTAACACGAGTATTAAAACGGATATTCCAACCTGATCAAACTTCTCCGCCACCTCTACTTTCTTTGGGCGCTGTATGATTCTAAACGGTTGGCGACTACCGTCATCAGGACATCCCCCGAAGCAACAGTCTTCTTGACACGGCTCCACGACAGGTCCACGACGCACCCCACAAAACTGTTTCTGTTCATCTTCATAGGCGTAACACCTACATTCATCTATCAGACTACAGACCATATTATTATGTCACAATATAATAATGGATGAACAAATATATTCGAAATCCACCATCGAAAAATTTTTGAATGAAAATTTACTTTTCAATGATGGTAAACTGAAAAAATATTACGACCGAAATCTTCAGAGAGATCTTGGTAAGTTCAGGGCTCGTGTACACAACACACACAGCAAAAAGGATTTTGAAAAAATCATGTATGTTCTCGTGACCGATTCCATTCGAGACATAATCATAGAAACTATCGGTGAGATATCTGAACACATGAAAAATATGGGTGATGTCATCGTGAGTGGAGGAGAAGCCTTCAATCTCTACGTCGATTACAACGACCGAATCGTCACCAGTGATATAGACGCGAAATTTGTTCCTAGAATGTCCGTGAATCCACAATACTTTGGTAAGCTTCAAGCCACAAAACTTATATTGTGGGACAAACTGGGAGAGATCGCCAAACGCCTAGGACCCCGCGTAAAGCGACGACTCATAACCATGCGTAAGAAACATCCTAAGATATTCAAATTTTTGGGTATCAATTTCAAACAGGGAGCTCCCGTCGTCACACGTCGGTACACACTCATCAAGAAGAAAAAGACCGGTTCTACGAATCAACCGGCGAAAGGTGATGTGTTCATAGACGTGGAATTGTTTGCTCTGGACATGAATATTCGGTACTTTTCCCCACAATCTGGTAAGATAGAAAATTTCAACATCGGTGGCATTCTCGACATACCCTTCATGCGCCCGAAAGAGTTTGGCTACGAGGTTGTTCTTTCTAGGCGTCGGGGTATCACGTATCGTAATTTGGACACCGGTAAACTCGTGACGAATAACAAGGTATACATCGCGAGTAAGGAATTTTTGATAGAAGATATCTATCTCATGCAGAAACTTAAACTTCGTCCGGAGAAGAAGGAAAAAGATCGCCAGAGACTCGTGAGGTTAGCCCGCCTCTTCGATAAACGCATCAAGATGACCGATTCCATGGAAGATGTGTTCAAACGTGTACGTGGCAAGATTATTCGAAAAGGTGCCCCGGCCACAAAGAAAAATGCACGCGTTTCCATGAACCAGGCTAAACGCATCGACCCTTATAAATACAAGAATTTTACGACGAAACCTTCAGACGATCGACTTTCTAAACAAATGGTCTATGGTTTCAAGAGTGCGGTCAAAAACACCAAGGTGAACGGATACGAAAAGTCAAGTGGTAACAAACGTTTCAACCTCGGTTCGCAGACGTGGAAGAATGTTACGAATAACTCATACGTCAAGAATGAGTTTAATCTCAGACCGAAGAATTCTAAAACTTTACCAAAGAATTTCAACGTCTCAAACACTTTATACGGGTTCAAACCCAGGCGAAACATGTGGGTAGATAAAAACGTGTTAAATAAATCGGCTGCCATACCCTTTGTTGGGTTAAAGAAATAAGACACAACATAAACATAAATGATTTACAACGCTCCTGCTAAGGGTGAAGATGGCCTTTATTTCGTCAAGAC